GATGGCCTGCGCCGGGATGCGCTGCGTCGAGTGCTCGCGGCTCGACTGGCGCGACGTGGACCTGGACGCGGGGGTGGTGATCGCCAACGGCAAGGGTCAGCGCGAGCGGGCGATCGGCCTGTCGCCCGACGTGGTGCGCACGTTGCGGACGCTGCGCCTGTCGTCGACCTCGGCGGGCGCGGTGTTCGTCGGGCCATCGGGCCGGCGGCTCGAGGCGTTCCGTGTCAGCCAGCTGGTCAACCAGTTCCTGCACGGCGAGGGCGAGGCGATCACCGCCCATCAGCTGCGCCACCGCGCCGCGACGGAGATGTACCGGCTGACCGGCGGCGACCTGTTGGCGGTGCGTGACTTCCTCGGTCACGCGTCGGTGGCGACCACGCAGATCTACGCCAAGATCGCCGACGATCGCGTCGACACGTGGGCCCGTCAGATGGAGTTTCCTGCGGCCTGACCAGGGACGCGTTGACTTCACCCGCAATCAACGTGCACCAGGTCAGGTGCATGACATCAAGGAGAATCCATGATCGGCACCGCCGACTTCATCGTCAGCCATCCGACGTACATCACCGCGCTGATCGTCCTCGTCGCCACCGCGCTCGGGATCGGCACCTGGCTCGACGAGCGCTGACCGGGGTCAGGTCGGCGGCGGGTCGTCGGGTGGGTCGCCGCGGCGGGCGAGCAGCTCGACGGTGAAGCGGACCAGCCAGCCGGCGCCGGCGGTGCGTCGGCGGATCAGCACGGTGGCGACGAGGGCGACGACGAGCACGGCGGCAGCGGCGATCCCGACGAGGTCGTCGCCGGTCATCGGCTAGCTGCTCTTGTCGATGAAATCCTGGTAGGTCGGCGGTTCGACGTCGATCCAGTCGCCGAACGCCTCGATCATCGCCGGGAGCGCGGTGCCGTCGATCCCGGTGACCTTGCCGGAGCCGTAGACCAGGGCGACACCTCCATTGACGTTGTCGCGAATCAGGAATGGCATGTCGTCCTCCTCGAGGGGTGGTGGGGTCGGTTCGGGGCCGGGGTCGAACGGCAGGCACGACGCGCGGAAGGCGTCCATGTCCCATGTCCCCGAGGTGGCCCAGTCGGACGGGCCGGCCGGGTCGATCTTGCGGCCCGGCGCCCATTCGACATGGCCGCGGACCTGACTGTTGGGGATCGCGTAGGCGGCGCACAGTGCTTCGACGAGCGCGACGTAGGCGGCCTGCTGGTCGTCGGGCCACGGTTCGCCGGTGCCGTTGTTGGCCGCTTCGATCCCGATCGCATGAGTGTTCATCTGGTCGACGGGGACCCCGCCGCCCCAGGTGTCCTCACCGGACCCGTTCGTGTTCGTCGCCCCGGCGGCGATCACCCACACGTCACCGGAACGGGACAGGTACAAGTTTGCCAGGGGGGCAGCGTCGGCGCCGGTGGCGATGTAGGCGACATCACCGTCCGGGTCGGACGACGGGTTCGACGCGGTGTGGTGGACCATGACGTGCGTCGGGCGGGGCTGGTCGTAGCCGCCGGAGCCGCGCGCTCGGGTCTGCCAGCCGTCGACCTCGGCGACCTCGAGCCCGACGCGCCGGCAGACGTCGGCGAGGTCCGTCAGGTAGCGGCCGCCCATCAGCCGACCTGTTCGATGTCGTCGGCCAGGCGGTGCAACCGGTCGGCGAGCACGGTCCGCCGCACCATGTTGCGATACGAGCTCGCGTCGAGCTCGGCGTCGAGCGCGGCGAGGACCAGGGCGAGGACGGCGAGACGGACTTCGGGCGGGTCGGACGCGTCGTAGGCGTCCTCCGGGTCGGCGTCGCCGATCATGCCGGCGCGGCAAGCACGTCGTCCCACGCGGTCTGCACCGCGGACAGGATCATCTGGTCCGAGATGACAGCTTCGTCACCGCCCGGGTTCGGGTTGTCGCCGGCCAGCGCCGACGCGTACTCGGCTTCGGTGGCATCGGCCACCCACCACACGAAACTGTCGAGCACCCCGACGGTGTTGCCGAGCACCTGGTCGGCGGCCGGGGTGCCGGCATGGGCTGGTTGGCGGGCCTCCTGTTGGACCGCGGCGTTGACCCGGGCGCGCAGCTCGGCGTCGGTGACCTGCTCGGCGAGCGTGTTGTAGGACATGGGTGTTCCTCCTGCTAGTGGATCAGAGAGCCGAACGGGCCGGATTCGGCGTAGCTGAACGACCCCTCGAGGATCGGCGCGGTCGTCCCGAACGCGACGACGGTCCAGTAGATGTAACTCGTCGGGGTGACGAACATCGCCGTGGGGATCGTGATCGACGACTCGTGCCCGGCGAGCACGGCCCACTGGTTCTGCTGGTTGTAGCCGTCCATGTTCACGGTCACCTTGATCGTCCCGGTCGCCGACGCCGCGCCGAGGTGCAGGTTCATGTAGCCGACGACCAGGCAACGCCGGTCGAAGTAGACGGAGATGTTGTTCGTCGTGTGTCCGAGGCTGCCGGCGATACTGGCGATCGCCAGGTTGCCGGGCGACGTCGTGACCGTGCCGGTGCCGATGTTGCCGGTGACGGTCGCCGGGTCACGCCACGGGTTGCCGATCGACTGAACCTGGGCAACGGTGTCGTTGACTGCGGCGTTCACCGCATTGTGGTCAGCCGGATGGATGTCCTGTTGAACGGTCGCATTCGTGCGGTTCACAGCGAGTACGCCCGGGGGCCATGCCATGACAGTTTCTCCTCTACAGGGTCGGGGTGGTGGTGGTGGTGAACACGGTCGCGGTGACCTTGCCGGGCACGATCGTCTCCTCGACCCCGACGACGACCGAGTCCATCGTGAACGTCGTCGGGTGAACGCGGGTGATCGTCCAGTGTTCGCCGGTGTCCAGGTCGGCGAGCACGGGGAGCCAGCCGTCGTCGACGTCGGTGTCGACGACGACCGGTTCGGGGTGGGTGACGATCCTCGAGTAGCGGGCCTTGACGCGGTTCACCAGGGCTTGGCCGTCGGCGGTGTTGGCGAACGCCAGCCCGGTCGCCGGGAAGCCCAGCGAGTTGTCCCGTGGCCCGTACAGCTGCACCGACGTCGCGTCGGTCGCCGACACGACCGCCGGGGTGGCCAGGGCATTCGACGCCTGCACGATGTTCAACAGCTGCGATTCGTCGGCGGTGAACACGATCACCGTCGCCACCAGGCCGGTCGGGCCGTGGTCGGCGCAGTCGATCACCGTCGTCACCGGCCCGGTCGCCGGGAGCGGCCAGGTCCGCAGCCGTGGCTGGCCGCGGCGGTCTGTGTCGAACGTCCAACCGGCCGAGCGGGCGGTGCGGTCGAGTTCGGCTCGGCCGGTGACGGTCCGCGCCGCCGTGTCGGCGTGCAGGGCGACGTCGGGCGGGTAGGTCAGCCCGCCGAGCCCGTACCGCCACCCGGCCGCGGTGAGCAAGGCGGCGAAACGGGCCGACGCCAGCTCGGCGCCACGGGTCCAGCCGATCAGTGTCCTGGTCAGGTCCATGGTGTGGCCGAACGATTGGACGGTGACCATTCGGGCGGTCTCCGACTCGGGTTGCACGGACGGGTCGACGATCTGTTCGATCGCCCCGACGGCCCGCGGGTGCCACACCCATCCCGGGTCGTAGAACGACACACGGATCGACATGCCGACGAACGGCAGGTAGTAGAAGGCGGGCGGGGAGACGTCCCATTGGGCGAAGTCGGGGTCGTACCAGGTGATGTCGATCTCGCACACGTCGACCTCGGGGGCGCCGTCGGTCGTCCCGCGGGTGATCTTGATGTCGGTGAACCCGGCGGTGATGTCGACCCATCCGGCGACGGCGGTGGTCCCACCTCCGTAGGTCGCCGACCCGTAGGTGCCCGTCGAGTAGAGCCGGCTGTCGGTGCGGTCGAGGTAGAACGCGTCGACGATGATCCACCAGCCGGTGTCACCGAACTTGCAGCCGGCGTACGGGTAGGGCGGCTGATCTGGCGGGAGTGCGGAGGAGTACCAGGCGACGAAACGGACATCGGTCGCGGTCCAGTCACCGTCGGGCGGGGAGCCGTACAGGCCTCCGCCGTACAGGTCGGCGCCGTACAGGCGGCCCTTGTGCACGACGAAGAGGAGGTCGCCGGCCTTGACCGCCTGGCCGTCGACGGTGCCGGCGGCGGTCATCGTCCAGGCCATGCCGGGCTGGTAGAGGGTCGCCGGGGGGATCGGTGGCGGCCAGGTCGCCGGGTTCGTGGTCCAGCCGGACGGGTTGTACGGCGGCGGCGGGGTGGCCACCGGTCACCGTCCGTTGATCCGCGCCCACCGCGCCGGGGCGGCGGCGGCGACCAGCGTCGGCATGGGCGCCGAGCGCGGTCCCGTAATGGGCCCGTAGCCGGCGCCGCCACGGTCGATGATCTGGGCGTTGATGATCGCGTTCTGTTTGATCCGGGCCAGGCGGTCCTCGAGGTTGTCGAGCTCACGGTCGTCGACGTGGGTGACGATGTTCGTGACCTGGTCGGCGGGCAGGCCGAGGACCGTCGTCCCGTATTCGATGACCGCCTGTTTGGTCGTGTTGATCTGTGACTCATGGTCACGCATCGCCTGTTTCGCCGCGTCCTGGTCGGCTTTCATCTCCTGCCAGGTCTTGCCGTAGGTCTTGTTCGCTTCGACCTGGGCGTCCATCGCCGCCTGCCCGGAGTCGCGCACCCCGTCGAACGCGTCCTGCAGGTCGAGCCACGCCTGGTCGTCGGAGATGTCGCTACGCAGCGCGTCGAGCTTGGCGACCTGCGCGTCGAGCGATCGGTTGACCCGTTCGGCGGCGGCGGCCATGTCGCGCTGAGTCTTCGCCGCTCCCTGGTTGGCCGACTGGTAGGCGGCGGCCATCGCCGTCCACCGTTCCGCTTCGGCGTTCTGCGCGGCCTGACTGTCGGTGAAGAAGTCGGCGGACACCACCGCGGCGTCCTGCGCCGCGGCGTAGTCCTTCTGCGCCGCGACGATCTGCTGGATCGCCGCGACAGTGTTCGGGGTCAGTTCCCCTGAGTCCTTCTGGGCCTGCGCCCACGCGAGCACGTCGTCGGTCGAACCGGCGACCAGCTGCGAGTACTGCTCGACGTTCAGCCCGGCGGCGAGCAGGGTCGGGGTCAGGTCCGACACGGCGTCCTTCAGTCCGAGCATCTTCGCCCCGAACCCTGACGTCGCCCCTTCGACCTTGCCAGCCTTCTCGAGCCGGTCGGCGAGCGACGTGGCGGCGTCCTCGGACATCTCGATCGACTCGCGCCAGGCGTCGACCTCTTCCTTGTGGAACGCCTTCGTGTCGGCGATCGCCTGCATCGCCTTTTGGATCACGTACATGGTCGCGGCCATCCCGGCCATCCCGGCGCCGGCGGTGGCGATCTCGCGGATCGACCCTTCGGCGCCGAGCGCCGTCTCGGACAGTTGGCCGAGGGCCTCGCCGAGCGGGCCGATCCCGGTCGCCGTCGCGGCGAAGTCACCGATCGCGTTGCCGGCCATCGAATGGACGGCGTCACCAGCCTTCCCGGCTCCTTCGCCGATCCCGTCGAGCCGTTGTTCGACCTTGTGCATGTCGGCGCCGGCGTCGCCGAGCTCGGTGATCTGCGTCTCGAGGTGGTCGAGCTGGCCGGACACTTCGGCGTACCGGTCGAACTTGACGGCGATGTCCGGGTCCGAGGCGTCGATCAGGGCCAGGTCCCCGGCGAGGTCGCGCAGCTCGGTCTGCGCCGCGGCGGCGCGCAACGCCAAGACGATCACCTTGTCGGTGTCGGTCAGCTTGTCGAGCTGAGCGGCGAAGTCCTCGACGGTGTGGTCGGCGGCTTTGGCGTCGGCGGTGACGTCGATTTCGACGTCGTCGCCTTCGAGCTTGTCGACCTTGTCCTGCACACCGTCGAGGACCTTCGACGCGGTGTCCTTCGCGGTGATGTCGAACTGCAGTTTCTCGTCAGCCACCGTTCACCGCCTTGCGCAGCGCGTCGCGCGCCTTGTCGATCGCTTCGGGTTCGCCGACGGCGATCGCCCGGGACCACGTCCGCTTCCCCGATGTCCCTCCGACGTGCCACGGGCCGGTGCGCCAGGCGCCGCCGATGTTCATCGCCCGACCACGCGAAGACGTCTTCTTCGTTCCCTTGGAGCGCCGGCGGCGGGGTCGGGCGGCGACGGTGTAGCCGGTCCGGCCGGAGTCGAGGATCGTCCACATGCCGGACTGCTTCGGTGACGGCCTGATCCGCACACCGGCGGGTGACGACAGCGGGGTGAGCTTCGTCGTCAGCTTGTAGCGGCCGTTGGAGATGCCGGACAGGGCACCGTCGCCGCCGGTGTCGCGGGTCACCTGTTTGTCGAGCGCGTCGGCGATCGCCTCGGCGGCGACGGTGACGACCACCCGGTCGAGCTCGCCGAGCCGGGCGGTCAGCTTCGCCAGGCGCGCGCTCACCGGTCCCGGCATCGCCGGTCAGACCGCGTCGGCGGTGTCGGCGGTGTCGGCGGTGGCGGTGAGGGTGGCCGGGGTCAGTGCCGGCTTGTCCTTGCACGGCCAGGTGCCGGTTGCGTTGACCTCGGTACCGTCACCGAAGTTGCCACCGGCGGCGCCGGCGACCATGTCGCACTGCCCCTCGAACGCCAGCCCGGCGTACACGGTCGGGTCGGGTTCGAACCGGTAGAACACGGTCTCGCCGTCATGCTCGAAGGCGAACATGGACAGCCCGGCCGGGTCCTGCCAGTCCTGCAGCCAGGTGACCGCCCACGCCCACGTCGACTTCCCGGCGGACTGGGATGCCGGACGGCACCCGGTCGCCGGGGTTGTGGTCGACACCCCGGTGGCGCCGAGGACGGCCGAGTTGACCTGGCATTCGAACGCTGCGCCGGTGTCCAGCCCGGCCTGGGTGTCGGCGAGGGTCAGGGTCGGGTTGTTCAGCTTGATCGTGTTCGTGGCCATGGGGTTCCTCCGGTTAGCAGAGCGGGTTGGGGATGGTGCGCGGGTAGGTCAGCTGGTAGGCCGGGTTGTCGTCGTCGCCGAAGGTGACCGGCCGGTACGGGGCCCAGCCGAGGGCGGTGAGGATCAGCTCGAGCTGGCCGAACGCCCATTCGGTGTTCGCCGAGTCCCCGGGCGGGAGCCAGACGATCGTGATCGGGCAGGTCACTCGCCACACGCCCAGCGCCGGCGGTGCGGTGTCGCCGGTGGGCATGCCGACGAGGACCATCGGCGGGGCCTGGCCACGGTCGAGCGACACCGGGCCGACGCCGGCGGCGACGAGCTGGTCGGCGATGGCCTGGCGGTCGTCGCCGTGGCCGCTCATGCCGGCGCCCACGCCGCGCCTGGCCGGTACGGGCCGAGCATGTCGACGTAGCCGGCGAGCGGGTCACGCGGCAGGGACACGGACACGCCTTCGGGTCCCCACGCCTGGTCGACGTTCGCTTCGGAGTCCCGGAACCGGTAGATGCGGATGGAGACGCCGATCGCGGCGCGTTGCACCGCCGCGGGGAACGGTGAAATGAGCGGGTCGTCGTCCGGCCGGGACAGCCAGGTGTCGACGAGCTCGTTCCCCGCGGCGGTGCACAACGTGACGTAGACCGCGTCGATCGACGTGTCCGTCATCCGCAGGCGGGCGAGGACGTCCGCGGCGGTCGCATAGTCCGGCGCCGGCACCTGGCTACTTCGGCTTCGTCGAGCTGGTCGCGGCGAACGTCATCGTGACGGCGATCCGGACGATGCCGGCGGGGACGAACGGCGCGGTGACACCCATGCCCCAGATGGCGACGTCGGTGCCGAGCTTGGAGATGTCCTCGGCGGTCGCCAGGAACGGGCCTTCCTCGAGCCACGCCGCGGCGCCCGGGTTGGTGACGATGATCGTCCCGACCGGCAGGCCGGGTGCTTCGACGACCTCGAGCCCGGAGATGTTGATCCGCAGCGTCGACGCGCTGGTGGTGCCGGCGACGTTCGCCGTCCCGTACTGCGGGGCCTGCAACCAGGCCGAGCCGCCGAGCGAGCCGAACACGTCGGACGAGGCGAGGGCGACCGACGCCGGCGAACCGGTGGCGGCCTTGACACGCGACGACGCTGCGAACAGGGCGGCGCGGGTCGCCGAGCCGTCGGTGTCGGCGGTCAGGTCGAGCGGGATCGGCGGGGCGGCCGCGGCGGCGGACACGTCGGCGTCGAACACCGTCTCGGTCGTCAGCCCGTAGGCCATCTGCAGGATCCGGTCGTACAACGCCATGTAGCCCGGCGAAGAGCGGCGCTGGAGTTGATACGAGACGTCCGAGCCGCCTGCGTAGGTGTCGAGCGTCGCCGTGCCCCGCAGGAACGACACCTTGACTGAGTTGATGTCACTCTTCTCGGTGAGTTGCTGGGCGACGATCGTGGACAGGTCACCGGCGTAGTACGGCCAGTTGACGTCCATGCCGGACGGGCCGGGGGAGCGGGGGCCGCCGAGAGCGGTGATCCCGGGGCGGCCTTCGTCGATGATCCCGAACACCTCGGTGATCCACGCGGGCGGGATCAGGCCGGGGTTGTCGGTGGTGACCTGGTCGACGAACGCCCGGCCGACCGCGGTGCGGGCGGCGCGCTCGAGGTCGACGTGTTGGCGGTAGGCGGCATTGAACGCGGCGGACAGCTCGGCGCCGGCCGACGTCGACGAACGGGCCGCGCCGACGAGCTCACGCAGGTTGGCGTAGCGGGCGAACGGATGCGCCGCGGCGCGCGATCCGCTGCGGCGGGCCGGGTTGATCCGGGCGACCTCGGCGCGGACGAGCTCGGCGACCGACGCACGCGTCGCCGTCTCCGTCGGCGTGTCCTCGTCGTCGTTCTGCTCGGCGTCCTCCTGGTCCTCGTCGGGCTCGGTGGGGGTGGCGGCGCGGGCGATGGCGACGGCGCCGGGGAACGCACCCATGCCGGGCGGCAGGATCACGGCGACACCGGTGAGGGTGACCGGCGCGCCGGCGGAGCGGACGACGGTGTCGCCGTCGTGGGCGGGGACGTCGGCCTCGAGGGACACGTCGACGTAGCCGAGGGTGCGGGCCAGGGCGAGGACGTCGCGGCCGCGGGCGGTCGGGGCGACGTGGATCATCCCGTACAGGCCGTCGTGTTCGGCGGTGAAGCTGTCGACGCGGCCGAGCAGGTTGCGCCGGCCGTCGCCTGCGCCGAGGTCCGCGGTGCCGGGGACGTGTCCCTCGTAGGCGATGACGCGGCCGTTGTCGACGAGCGAGCCGGGTTCCCATGTCTCGTCGTAGAACCGGCGGCCGTCGTCGGTGACCCGGGCGGCGGTGTTCCACGGGACGATGCACGCCCGCAGGGCCAGGTCGTCGCCGTCGACGGCGGTGACGTCGGCGCGGCGGGCGATGGTGTGCCAGCCGGTCCGCTCGAGGACGGCGGCCGCGCGGGCGGCGAGACGGGTGCGGTTCATGGTCGGGCTCTCTTTCATGGGGTCGGGTCGGCGAACACGTTGGCGGTCTGGTTGGGGGTGGCCGGGGTGACCGGCTCCCCGCTGTCGAGCGGGCCCGGTGGCGGCCACGGCAGACCTTCGGTGGCGCGGATCTCCTGCACGGTCAGCCAGCGGTCGGCGGCGATCGAGTAGGCGCTGTAGCGGGCGGCGAGGTCGGTGCGCAGCAGGCGGGCGGTGTCGAACTGGACGTTCTGGCCGTACGGGCGCAGGTCCGACCAGCACGCTTCGATCGGGGTGAGGAACGCGCCGAGCCCGAGGGCCAGCCACTTGCGCAGCTCGGCCTCGGTCGTCGAGTACGTCAGCGACCCGACCGACTGGACGTTGACCATCGATGGCATCAGCCCGAACACGCGGGCGACCTCGGCGTTCGCCGCGGCGATCGACTCGACGAGCTGCGATTCGACGGGGCTCGTGCCGATCGACTCGAGCGTCCCACCGCGGTCGATCACCGCCGGTTCGTGCCGGCGGGCAAAGGACGCCATCATCGCCTGCTTCGCCTCGGTGCGCTGCGTCGACGTCAACGCCTGCTCGATCACCAGGGCGACCGACGGGAACCCGGCCTCCCAGAACGACCCGGCCATCTGCCACAAGGCGGCGAGGTACTCGACGACACGGCGGCAGCCGCCGATCGGTCCGCAGTCCAGCGTCAGGCCAGACGAGGGGATGCGCCAGCGGATCAGGTGGGCCTCGCGCAGCGCCGGGTCGTAGTGGTTGCCTTCCCAGATGACGTTGACGAGCTCGTTGCGCGGGTTGAACATCCCGTGGGCCTCGGCGGCGTCGACGACACGGACCGACGCGGCGGTGACACCGTCGGCGTACCAGGTCGTCGGGAACACCCATGCGTAGCCGGGGCCGGTCAGCTGGTTGGCCAGGCGGACCATCGTGTCGCGGCGGGTTTCGTTCGGGTCGGGGCGTATGACGATCGGCGGCTGGTCGCCGGTCGGCAGGTTGCCGCGGTAGTTGACGAGGGGGAGCTGGCCGATCGTGTTGGCGATCAGGTCGCGGCAGGCGACGACGATCGGCAGCTCGAAGACGTCGAGGTCACCGATCCCGTTGCGGACGTCGAGCGCGTCCTGGATCAGCCGGCCGAGCCGTTCGTTGCCGGCGACGACCTCACGTTGGGCGGCGCGGGCGGCACGACGGCGGGACGGCATCGCCCGGGAGTGTCCCCCGAACGGGCGTCACAGGTATATAACGCTGTACTCGGGCTATCACCTATGCCGGCGGGGCGCGATCGCGGCTGTACGGGCAACGTAGCCGGAGTCAGGACACCGTAGGGGGTGGTCCCTGCCCGCGGTGGACCCATGCGGCGAGGGATGCGGCGATCAGCGGGCCCGTGGCGGGTTGGCGGCGGTCGAACAGCCAGGCGCCGGCGGAGCGGCGCCGGCGGGCGGCGGCCACCGCGGCGTCGAGCTCGAGCGCGAGGACGCCCGTCGCCCGGGCCACCGCGCCGGCGTGGACGACGGCGTCGTAGAACGCGCCGGCGGCGGCGGTCGTCTCGCGGGTCTGCATGGCGATGATCCGGGTGGGGACGTTGGCCAGCTCGGGGGCGAGCGCCGCGGCGGGGCCACCGGCGTCGTAGACGAGGGCGATCGGCGACCAGCGTTCGCACAGCTCGGTCAGCCGCGGCGCGATCCACGGTCCGTGGGGTCGCTGGTCGACGAGCTCGACGGCGAGGCGGCCGCCGGTGTCGGTGCCGACCGCGACGATCGCCGCGGTGGTGCGGTCCTCGTCGACCTCGACGGCGAACACGACCGGGTCGACGAGCTCGTCCGCGGTGGGGGCGTGGGCCCACGCGTCGATCAGGGTCGAGTCGGCGAGCGATTCGGGCCACCAGCCGAGGTACTCGCAGCGGAACTGGTCGGGGGTCATCACCTCGTGGTCGTCGCGCAGCGCTTGGACGTCGACGTGGAAGCCGAGCCCGGGATGGGCGAGGTACCAGGTGGCCTCGTCGTCGGGGTCGGCGTCGGCCGGGGCGGCGAACTCGAAGTAGGCGATCCCCGCGGTGCGCCCGTCGACGACCGCGGCGCGGCCGAGGTCACGCCAGCGGGCCAGCCACGCCGCGGCGGCATCCCCGGCCGACGACAGGATCCATGTCTGAGCGCCACCGCGGATCGTCGCCCCGGTCGGGAAGGCGGCGCCTTCGAGGTCGAGTCCGCGTTCGTAGGCGATGTCGCGGGCCTCGTCGATGATGTTCAGCGACGCCTCGGCCGAGCGGATCGCCGAACCGGACGCGGCGATCAGCCGGAACGTCGACGGGCCGAGCCCGGGCCGCCAGCGGACCGCTTCCTGCCCGTTGCCGCGGACCAGGGCGGTGTACCGGCCGAGGGGTGCGTCCTCGATCGTCGGGAACCAGTCGTCGCGCCACATCCGCGCGGCGGCCTCACGGTGCGCCGAGCAGTACAGGCCGCGGGAGCGGGGGCGGCGCATGTTGGCCAGGCCGCGGGCGAGCATCAGGACCGACTTGCCGGCGCGGCGGGGGCCGATGACGACGACGCGGGAGTAGGCGAGGCGGCCGGAGGTCGGGTCGCGCTCACCGGCGACGTCGCCGACCATGCGCTGCCACGGGATCAGCGGGCGGCCGAGCGCGAGGGCGCACTGGGCGACGACGCGGCCGTCAGTCGGACGCGAGGTCGTCCGCGGTGTCGCCCATAGCGGCGAACAGATCTTCGATCGAGAGAGCGTCGACATCGGGGCGG